TCCAAGTGCGGCAGCAATTGCGTCGACCTCTTCGTACAAAATGTTAACGTCGACAGCATTGACGCCATCTTTTCCATCAATTTGAGGGGTAAATGCGGGCAACTGAGTTGGGTAACGAGCAGTCATTAAAACTCCTAAGTCTCTTTATCTATTGTCGCGTATTTACGCGGATTGTTCAGTGTTTATTTCTTGAAGCAAAAACGTTTGTTTAAGTTAAAATTAAACGTTGCTATAGGCGTAGACCCAAACCTTACCCGTAAAGGTGTTGCTACTGTTTACAAAGAAAATACCGTCTGCAGAATCCCCCCCAGTGTGACTTCCCCCCAAAGAGACAGGAAAAGCACTTGTTGCACTCTCAGACAGTGACTGCCCAATAACTGTTGTTGTTCTTGCGGTTTCAAATGGATGATTAATATCTAAAGTAGTAATTGGAGACATTGGGTTTCCTGCCCAACTCCATCCCGAAGTAGTGGCTGCACCTTGTGACGGCGTAAGGGTACCCGCACCAGAATAGTAAATCATTCCCGCGTAATAACTGGCGGTCGTTATTCTGTTACCTGGAACACCCCCAGACCAAGTTCCTGAACCTGTACCTGAAGTTAAAGACATCAATGAAGGCGTAAAAGAACTTGTAAACTCAATTTTTAATCTGTAATGAGTGTACGCAGAAGAAAAAATGCCGCCAATGTACACGTAGTTTTTTGAAGAAAAACTAAAACTATTAGTAGTAGGGGTAGCCGCGTATGTCCACGATGTTGCGCCCGTAACCGCCGTCCCCGCGCTAGTAGGAATTACGGGCACCAATCCAGCCCCAGTAATCACGCCCGTCCCTCCCTTGGACTCAGGAAGAACACCCGTAATTGATGCTCCACCAAGGTCCAAGTCAAGGGAGTTGGTTGTTACAGAAGTAGTTCGACCGTATGCGTCGACCGTAATACTGGGGATGGCTGTTGACGAACCATAGGTATTGGCAGGATTTGGAGAAAGCGCGGCAAGGCTAAGTGTGCCGCTAGTGGTAATTGGTGACGCGCCAGTTGAAGCGACAATGCCAGTGCCAGCGGTAATGCCCGTAACCGAACCTACTGTTGCCGCACTATCGAACGTTCCGACCCAAACAGGAAAGGATGGGTCACCACCTTCAAACTGAACCCAAACTCCACTTCCAATCTCTGGACTTGCTTCAGGTGCTCCTGGATTTCTGGATGCCCACGCCCAGTCCGTAACCGAACTCCCAAGTATTTGAGGAATTTGAAGTTTTACTCTTCCCTTACTTATCGGGTCGTCATTAGCAACGACGATTCCCCGATAAAGTCCAGGAAATCGTGCATTGCCGTAAGAATCAGTAAACACTAAACTCCTAGGTGAACGAGTATGTAGTAGTGGAAAGACCGCCGCGTGAACTCACTTTGATGGAAACTGCGGAAACTCCAATTGCCAAAGTGTAAGAAACAGATTTAGTTCCGTTTGCGTTTGTCGTTACACCTCCCGCTGTTGCCGTGCCACCCGTTGCCGTAACGGTCAGGGAAGCGTTAGCACTGTACGTTACAGTTAGTGTTTTTGTTGCAGTTTCAATGGGGATTGTGTTGACGGCGTAAGATGTGGTGCCAGAATCAAACGTCGGGCTAATAGTTCCAGAGGACATTACTGCGCTAAATAATTGGCTTTCATTTCGGTAATTAGTAGAGGCAGTCTTATCTAGCGTAAAGATAAAGATTTCTCCAGCGCCACCGATAAGGTGGGTTCGAGTTCCAGCACTTCCTCCGCTGAGATACAGTTCGGTTACACGGGCGGTAACCACCCCAGGGGTAGAACGAAGAACAAACTCAACGTCCTCAGGGTAAATGATTTGACCAAAAGCAGAATTTTCATAAGAAAAATAAGAACTAAGAATAGACTGCATTGCAGAACGTATTTGATAATCAAGATATTGTTCGTGCTTTACATACTCGATAGAAAGAATTACGTCTTTGTATGTCGGCGGCTTGACAGTTACGGTCGTTCCGATAAGTTCTTTGCCACCAATAAACCCTTCTACACGAGACTTGAGCGTATCCCAATCACTATTGGTAGGCGTGGTACCCGCAACAAACGTACTTCCGTACAATGGGTAGCCAACCCCCGTAGAAGGAGCAACATAAACGTTTACAGAACTCCAAACGGCTGCTTCAGCGTTTGACTTGCCAACGCCAGATACGCCCAACGCAAGACGCCTGTAGTCTTCTATGGTTACTGCGCGATTCTGGACGCGCAACGATTCAAGTGCACCGTTTCTAATAACGGCGTCGGATTCTGGGTTTTCGCCACCACTTCCTCCCAATCCGTTTACCGCCTGAACAGAGGCAGATAAAACGGTGTTCCAAGTGTTTACTGTTGCCAGTGTTTGCCCAGGAATTTTCTCGACAACAAATACGGTGTTTGCGTCGATGTTGCCGTCTGTACCGCCACCTACAATGTACTTGACTTTAATGTCGGCGTCTTTGGGGGGAATCAGCCCCGACACACCATCACCAAACGTTAACGTAACAAAGTTATCCGCGTCGATATAAGAAGAAAAAACCGTGTCCCCAGGGTTGTAGTCAATAAGGCTGTCTACCTCAGTCCACAATCCGTAGATGTTTGATGCGCCACCGTTCTCCACCCAAACTTCAACTGTCCCCTGAACAACCTGGTTCTCAGAAAGAATGAATGATTGATTTGGCAACCCGTTTGAACGACCAACTAATTCTCCTGCAACATTGCCCGCAGTTTCAAGCCCAGGGATATCCGTAGTGTCGTCCGCCAAAGAATCGTTTGTGTATCGAAGAGAGATAACTTCACCGTGTTTTGCACCTACCACAGCGTTAGAGTTTGCGGAAACAGTAACGTCAACTACGGTGTAAAACCTAACTTTTTTGCTTACATTACCGTCTTGATAGATAGCATAAAACTGGGTTTTAGCAGGAACAGTGATTGGGTTTGCGCTTGAGTTTGTAATGTAAAAAGTAGCCGTTGCACTCTGGTACCCAGAAGGAACGTAACCGTATGAACGAGCAAGAGCAATCACGTTGTCTCGTTGAGTTGCCGTGGTTAGACGACTTTCGTTTGCAACACGGTCGGTGTAATACGACATGACGTCGCCCATGTACGAAAACGCTTCGACAAGAGCCACACCAAAGTCGGCGGGGTCATCGCCCGTCCAAGTAGTAATGCGGTCTTTAATTCGAGCAATTAAGTCTTCACGAAGTGAGTAAAAATCTCGACTTGTGTAGTCAATCATTACGGGGTATTTAGGAAGCCCCGTTGGGTCAGTAGTTGCCAAGTAAGTTTACCTCTCTAATTTGAAGGTCACCGTCAATGGCGGCTACCCCCACTCGGACCGTATCCTGTGTTTGATTAGGAAGAGTGTACAAAATTTCGATGTGATAGTTTCCATCGTTAGTGTCGACTCTTGTCGTGACTTCTTCCAAAATCAACGCAGGAAATTGGTTTACAAATATTGCCGAAATTTCTTCATCAGCAACAGACGAAACCCTGGATGTTCCATCAAAAGAATGCTTCGGCAAGGTAGACCCAAAATCTGACCTCAATACCCGCTCACCCTGAAGCGTTCCTACCGCCAAGAAAACTCGGTCCCTCCAAATTTTAGAAACGTCAGTAGTCGCTGCAACCTTTCCTCGTGAAATAGAAAAGGGCAACTCAATGGCGCTATATTCCGCAGGTTGCATAGTTATCCTTTTCCTGGAATCGAAGATACCCAACGAGACGGGCTTGAAATAAACCCGTTGTCAGACGGCAAAATCGCCGCCTTGTATGTTTTTAACTGAGTTTCCCGATAGTCTTCTTGTATTGTTCCGTTTTTAATTCTCTCCGTTATATCAACCAGTTTATCGGATACGGCATCGGTTTTTCTGGTTGGACTTTCATTGAGCGGTCCAAGACCGTCAACAAGAACTGTCATGTCAATCGTATAATCACCAGAAATAATAGTGTGCTTAACTTCGTCGATGACCCAATACCCGTCCGTATCTTGTCCTGTTCCTTGTATATAGATTGATTGGAATGGGCGCATTCGTGGGTCTCCCTGACCCTTGACTTTTGCTGGCAAAGACAACCGAGCAAGTTCTGCGCTGCCTCCCGCCAAAGAACTTCCCATTGCTGCAGAGTTAACCACCCTGTCTGTTCGGTAGTCCGTAAACAGTGACTCTCCAATATTCTCTCTCAAAGTTCCCGTGGCGAGTTCTGGTGCAGCGGAACCCTGGACAGACGTTCCTAAGTGCGGGTCAACACCACCAGTAATTTTCTTTGCTTTTGGATTGTTAGATTGTTCGACGTGACTTCCCTTAACTACTTTAAAGTAATTCAATGTTCGTTCAAACAATCTGGGTTCGTCAACATAGTCGGGAGCAGAAAAAAACAGAGAAGGAACAGAACTCATGCTTTGGTCAATCATGTTGTTCAGTTTTCTAAAGTAAAGCGTTGTTTTTGATAGGTAAACTGTGTACCCAATCTTTTTTGCTTGCTCAACAATCCATTGCCAGTAAGTGTGCCCCGCCATAGACAACTGTGGGAACACAATGTCGTGCGCGTCTACGACTGCTGCCAGTCCAAATTCCTTGCAAATTTCAGCAACCGCATCGGGGATAGTTGATTGAACAAACACTCTTGTTGCCCGCTCTTTCAGTACGTAAGACGCACCGATACAGATGACCTCCATCTGCTTCTCTTGCTGCAGCGCAACCGTTTTTGTCACGTGCGTTACGTACCCTACCCACTCCCGTTCCTCAGACATCATGTTCCACTTAACCTTGACTGGGATACCTGTTACTAGGTTGTCAAAAACAGAAGCGATTGTTGTGGGGTAGGTAAGGACCAACACGTCATGCGTAAAAGGCTTTTGATGAAGCGTGACCATCGTGGGCGTGTTTGATACGGATGGGAGCGTCGGAAATTCTACGGTAAATTTAACCGCACTTCTATTTCTAGCATGAAGATTAACCGACATTAGGAATCCGCAGGGTAGTCCCCGTCGCAATAGTAAACGGGTCAAGAATCTCAGGATTAAAGTCCATTATCCTCCACCATTTTGCGGCAGAACCCAAAAATACTTTTGAAATCTGGTCTATTCTGTCCGTTTCTTTCCACACATACAAAAAGTAATCAGAAGTTGCTTTTGGAAACTTACGAAAAAGAGTAGGCACACTCTGCTTAGAACTATTTTTGTAGAGAGAAACAAGTTTGCCTTTTGCATATCTACTGTCTGTGAAAATCATTTCATTCCTATCTAAATTCTAAACCGCTGTCCACGGTCGGGCGTCTTTGTTTGAAACTCCGTTAACACCTGGGTCCGCAACCGCGTCCTTGGTCTGTCCCTTCTTCTTGTTTCCTTGTCCAATAACATCGGGAAGTCGGTTGAATGAAAGGCTTAACGTCGAAAAAATGGGAACCATTCTTTCGTTGAAGATAACGTGGCGAAGATTAAACCCGCTAATAAAGCATCGGTACCGCAACGATTGTCCTAGGTGAAGGTCAACGGGACGACCCGACAGCCACCCAACGTCGGCAGTTACTCCCCGAAGTTCGGTAGCGTAAGCAAACCCCATAATGGTTCGAAGAAGGAACTCAACATCATACATTGTCCCCTTTTGCCAAATCGCTACCTGGTCAATCGCGTCAGGATTCCGTGGAGAATAAATTTGTTTAGTTGGGTCAGTGAGTTGGGCGCGACCCCCCTGGTCTCCGTTCTCGTTCAACGGAACAGTGTAGTACTGGTGGTCCATTGTCCTGTTGAGAATAATGTCAAATGTAATGGTGCTTTGGGTAACGTTGCTGCCCGCTACACCAATGACGTTAAATGGGTCATCTTGTGTGGCGACATAGTTAATGTCCATTGGAGGGACCCCAGTGTAAGACATTTCAATAGACCCAGGGTTATAGTGAAATTGAAAACCATAACGAGCCATCAACGTATTGTTTGTTCCGCCAGGAACAAGAATGTCGGTGTCTCCCTTATTTTTGTTAAATACGGTTAAGACAATCATTCCCTTGTTTGCCGCGCTTGCAGACCACAGGTCTCGTGCGTTTGAAACAACCGCAGGTTTTGTGCCCAACTTAATGTTGAACAGTTTTCCAAAGTTATCTTCTTGGCTAAAGTATGCGGAGTTTACACATCCGACGTTGTAGATAAGGTCTGTATCGTATATTGGTGCACCCTTTTGCGCGGTTCCTTCGTCAGCCTTATCTTTTTTGCCAGGTTTGTCGCTTGGTTTGTCGGCGGTATCTTGCAGCCCTTTAATCTTTTTGGTCATTGCGTTGATGTAGACGGTAAGGTCATCAATTTCTTTTTTCAATGCGGTCTTAATTATGACAACGCCAGTCTCGGAATAACTTTTCCATAATTTGTCAAGCGCCGCTTGAAGGGCAAGTTTATTCTGCTTGTAATCCTTAACGGGGTTGTCTTTGCGGTCTGTAAATTTGGCGTTAACAGTTCCTGCAAAATCAAGTTTCCATTCGGTACCGACTTTATACGCTGATTTGTTATACCAGTTATACTTAACAAACTCAGAACGTTGAAGTCCAAAGTCGTCTACAAGATTTGACCAATCAGCCATTATCGGTTCCTCATCATTCCAATATTGACATCGTCATCGATGTATTGCTTTACCATTTCCGCAAGTTTTCTTGCTTCCGCAGGGGTTGACTGCGCTACCGTAACGTTAATAGTTACGTTGCTTCCCGATTTTCCTCCCGACGGAGAACTATTACTTGTTCTATTCCCCATATATTTTGTTTGAAGAGAATCAATGTCCAGGAACGAACGGTTTTTGGGCAAAGCCAACATTGTTTTTCCTTCTCCCATTGACGCGCCTTTGCCAGCAGCGGCGCTAGAGCCTCCGCCAGAAAGTGGTTCAGGAGGAGTAACGGAAGTTGATGCCGCCGAAGATTGCTCAATGGGAAGATAGCCAGAGTTTCCCAATCTATTAGCAACAAGTTCTGCTCCCGCTTGCATCCACGCAGGGCGTGTGTCTTGAGACGATTTGGTGTTGCTACTAACTGGGGAGACGTTCTTACCCATAACAGTGGACGGGTCGATGAAAGAGCCGTTCTTTTCCACCTCAAAGTGAAGGTGAGGACCCGTGGCGGCTCCAGTCTCTCCCACTTCTCCGATTTTTTCTCCCTTACGAACCCGTTGCTTTACTTGCACAGAAACCTTAGAAAGGTGCGCGTAACGAGTTTGGTATCCATTGTCGTGGTCAAGCGTTACATAGTTGCCATAACCAGTGTTCTTGTCCATGTTATGACCGATATAACTGACGACTCCGTCCGCTGCCGCTCTAACCGTAGTTCCCGTCGAGGCTTGGATGTCAATACCGTTGTGAGTTTTGTTCTCACCAGTAATCGGACTTTTACGCGGACCATAACCACTCGTAATTGAACCCGCAACAGGTCGACCAATGCTTGTTCCAGAATCTGCCTTGCCCGTCATTCCAGCGCCATCAGCCCCACCCTGACCAGTTACTTGACCAAGAGTTATACCGTTGGACGGTCCCCCCGTATAAGGTCGACGACCACCACGAGGAGAAACTGGAGTAGAACGGGGAATTGGCGAATCGGCGTTAGATGCGTAAGTATCGACATTAAAAAGAGAACCAATCATAGTGCCAGCCGCAGCAAAAAGGCTGGGGATACTTGCAATTCCCGCCAAATCGCTTACTCCAGGAATGTTTGAGATTGCAGTAAGAGAGTCCCCAGCAAAACCATATGCTGCCTTTCCCCCACTCGAAAGACCTATAGTGTCCAACATTGTTTGAAGCGTCGCCATTGCTTTTCCGCCCGCATTACCGTATGCAATCATCCCGTCAGTAAATACCTTTACTGCAGGAATTGCTGCTTCAAGACCGTTAATAAAAGCGTCAGTAGTTTCTTTCATTACCCTAGTGTTTTGGTAATTTATTTGTTGAAGCGCACCCTCTGGGTTTCTGTTTCCTTGATAAATTTGCCCACCAACTAAATTCTCTAATTGGTCAACATTTCCAAAATCAAGAGTTTGACCCTTTGCTTTGGAGATTGCAAACTGTTGGAACAGTTCCTTTTGTGCTTCACTAAAGCCCATGTTGTTAATGGATACGCCCAGTTTACCTCGACGAATACTCTCCAGAGTTTGGCTAACGGTCGCCTTTCCCTGTCCCGCAGTTAATCGACTATAGATATCTCCAAAGATGTCTCCAGTGCTTCGCGCCTGACCCTTAGAATCAGAAGTATAGATTCCCATACTCAGTAAGTTGGATGACATGGAACCGCTTGTCATGCCTTCAAACGCAGTGGCAGCAGTCATGTTGTCCATGTTTAAATATTTGCCCGCGTAAGCAGTGGACTTGACTACATCAAGATACGCCGAAGAACTTCCAATCATTCCTCGTTGGCTTAGATAACGCGCAACATCAGCGTCAGCCCCAGCGTAAGAAAGTCCGCCACCTTTAAACGCATCGAGAGTACGGCTTTGCATTGCAGCGTTCATGCCCATGCCGCCGCCCTGGTACAGCGTCGCTCGGTAGTAACTAGACGCTCGACCAAGCACCGCGCCTTGAGAAGGAAGCGCACCCAAATAAGCGGACATTGCTTTTTGGCTCATTTGAATCGCGGCGGAAGCAACATTGGAAACTCCCATACCCAGTGCGGGGTTACCTGTAAGGAATCCCACGCCCGTGCCGAGCGCGGCTGCGCCTGGAGATGGGTTCTTCGACCAAGTACCAAACATTCCAGCAAGGTTAGGAACGTTAACCCCAGAACCACTGCCGCCGCCACCAGTAAGGTTGCCAGCAAGACGCGAAGAACTTTGTTCTGCTTGAGTTAAGAGCCTGATAGTGCGCTCAAGTTGGCTATTAAGCCCTGAGAGGTCGAATTGGTCCATGACCTATCTCCGTATCCTTCCTGTAGCCTTAGCCACCTCTACCCAGTTTTTTCTTTCTCTGGGACTTAGTTTCTTAAGTTCTTCTAATGACCATCCAGGAAACGCAGTGGCAAGCAATGCGTAGTCCAACATTAACGATGAATATTTGGCAATATTAGAATCGAAAGAACGCTCCGAAGTTAATCGGAACCACCACCTCGGCACCGCAGTCGGGGCATTCCGACGGGATGTCTTGAAGAACTGGTCCAGGATTTCTCTTACTAATCTCCTCAAGGAGAGTACGTCGGTCCATCATGGAAAGGTTTTTAATTTGAGATTTTTCGTAAATGGGCTTTCCGTCGATTGCATGAACGCAATCTTCGAGAATAAGAGTAGCCGCTTCAGCAGCAGTCCTATCTCCAGAAGCGTTCAACTCTCGCTGAACATGCCCTGTAGGAAGAAGCACGGAGTACTCCGCCTTCTTTCCTTTTACAAGAAACTGTCGGTCTCCAGCGGGGTCCATCAAAACTTTTCTCTTGATGTCATTCTTTAAGTCAACTGTTGCAGACTTAGTATCTTCACAAGACATGCACCACACGGGAACGTCCACCATGCTACCGAAGGTAGCCTCGATGATTCCCAAAAGAAGTTCCTCTCTGTCACCAGAAAGAAGTTCGTCTAGCAAAGCATCCGTCGCGGGAATCTCGCCAATCTTTACAACCGCTCGACTAAGAACAGTGTTGAGCATTCGCCCAACCGTCGTAACTTTAGCAATAGCCTCTTCGTCACGACCTGTGAGTTCTCTAACCTCAGCAATTCGGACGACCTCCCCAGCGGGGTTCATATACCCGCCAGGGAGAGCGACCAATCCTTCGGAAGGAACTCTTACTTCGATTACTTCTGTTTCGTTTTGTGTTGGCTCTGTGAGGGCTTCCTCAATCAGGGCGTTGGCAAGGTCAGGGTTCTGAGCCGCCTTAATGATTTTGTCAACCAAGTTATTCTCCTGTTTATTTTCGATTAGTTAGTTTAGAACGTTCCTGCAGTTGAGGTAAGGCTATCTGCCCACTTGACATCGAATCCTTCGTGGACAATCGCCATCTGCTCAACGAAGATAGCGTTGTCACCTGCGTTGAGGTCCGAATACGCAAGCGAGGTAACCCAGCAGTTGTAGATGTGGAACCGCAAAGCAACGTGGTCATCGCCCGCACCAGCATTACCTGTGGTTGGAAGACCAGAACCAGGAATTGGGTGCGAAAGAACTGAAATCTCCAAGTCAAAACGGAAATCTCCAGTACCAGAGTAGTTGTTTGTTCCACCTGTTTCTTCGATGGTACGGAACAACTTGCGCATCCACTGCCAGTTTTGTTTGGTTCCAATCGCCACACCACGCTGAAGAGTCAATGGAGAGAACGAAGTCTGCCCAGGAATCTGGTGGAAAGTGGTGTTATAGCCACCTTCACGGTACGGAATACTGTCGGTCGTAACCGCCAGACCCGATACGGAGGTGAACCCCATGCTGGCGTTAAAACCTGTGCCAACTTGACCGTCTCGGTGAGGGATAAACCTCACTAAGAATCTAAAGTTACGAATCGGGTCTGTTTCAAGACTCGACCGATTGTTAATCACTACCATTGATTACTCCTTATTCAAAAGTGGATTGGTTGAGGGCGATAACAATGAACTCGGCGGGGTACTCAAGAGCAACTCCGATTTCAATGTGGACTTCACCGTTTTGGATGGATGCCGTGCTGTTGTTCTCTTCGTCACACTTGACGTAGTAAGCCTCGGCAGTGTTGTTTCCTCGCAAACCACCTTGATTGAAATACTCCGTAAGGAACACTCCCATCGATGTTGTGATTCTGCTCCACAAGCGCGAGTCGTTTGCTTCAAACAATGCAAGTTCTGCAATTTGCTCAAGGCGGTGACGGATGTAGATGAGCGACCGACGCATAGCCACGTGACGGTTAGCCGTACCATCTTGAAGAAGGGTACGTCCTCCCATCGGGACAACTCCGACACCAGGGATATCCCGAATAGCGTTTACGGGCGTGGCGTTTGAGTGCAGAGCATCCAAATCGGAGTTGGTGAACATCCGTTCAGTAGCAACGACACCCGAAAGCGGGCTACGCAAACCAGCAGGAGTCTTGTACGGACCAGTGTTGCGGTCGGTCTGAATGTACAGCCCAGCCATTGCAGCCGAGGGTCCAACGAGGCGAAGGCTGGAAGCCGTCCGTCCAATCGGGTCCTGAATGTACACGTGCGGGTAGTAGACCGCTGCGTTACTGGACTTGGTAAAAGCGGTTGCAGCGGTTGTAGCGCCGCTCACAATCTTACCAGCGGCAGTTTCAAGAACGGCAAAGCCAGTCCCTCCGTCAGCCCACGCAATCATTGCTTGCTGAATAGTCGCAGCATTAGCCTCCGAATACGAGTCAAACAACGCAGGAGCAAAAATTACAAGAGGCTTAGTAACTTCATCGAAGTCAACAACAGCCGCAGAAACTTCTGCTGCAGTCGGAAGAGTTCCGTCTGTTCCACCCGTAAAGGCAACGACTCCGTCTGTAACATCAGGCGTCTCAGTTTCGGACGTGTTACCAGCAAGCGAAACACTAAATAGAACCGACTCACGGTTGATGACGTCGACAGCATAGTTAACGCTTGAAGGTGTGGCAAAAGTCACGTCGGTGTAGCGCTCAACAATAACGTCGTCGCTAGTCACTAACGGAGTCGGAGAAGATGGCTTCCCCTCACGATAGAACGTAACGTCAAAGAAGCCAGCCTGGGCTGCGGCGGTGATTTCGTAACGGTAAGAGTTACCGTCAGCACCACGGTCTTTAACCGTAACTGTGGCGATGAGTGCATTAGCCGAGTCACGAATGGCGGCGGTTGCACTAACTGCTACCGCGAATCCGCCTTCAACCTTAGCCGTACCCGAAAGCCCCGTTCGAGCAGCACGAGTAACGACACCCGTTAGCCCTGACGCAACGGTAATGTTTGCCGTTGTTTTGGGAAACTTAAGAGTGCTTCCAGTCGTGTCCGCGCCCGCCACGTATGTTCCGTTGAGGTCAGTAACGCCCGTAATTACAACAGAATCACCAACAGAAATTCCGTGAGCAGCGGAAGTCGTGATTGTCACGACATTGGAAGAAACTGAATAGCCTGTAAAGGTTGCATCCGAAACTACTTTTGCAAACTTGAGGGCTGTTGCTGTTGAGTTTGCGGCTACTGTGTACGTGCCGTTAAGGGTGGAAACTCCCGTGATTGTTACCGACTCACCCGCAACAATCGTTGAACCAACAGTAGTAAGGGTAACTTCGGTTGCGGTTGCACCGTAGGCGGTAAAACTTACGGTTTTGTCACCAGTCGCATCTGTGTTGTTGGTGAGAACTCGACGAACAAAGAGTTCCGAACCACCATTACGGAAAAACTGCGCAACAGAAGTAGTTGCAGGGAATGCGGCGTTGTAGCCACCAAAACGGCGGCTGAACTCGTACCACGAGGTAACGAGCGTGACGTCTTCAGGACCTCGCTCGAACAACCCGATACACGCACCAGCCGCGTTGGATGCACCAACGGCGGGGATGGGACGAGAAATGAGTCGTTCAGTAAGATAGACGCCTGGTCTATTGTAAGACATTTTTTCTCCTTAAATAAATTAATTCAGTAGGGAACGTGTATTAGGGCGTAATAGTAGGGACCCATACGACTTTTCCTGGTGATGGAATAGTCGTGTTAATGTTCCAGTCTCCATCGAACGCGGTGTCCTCAGGGTTGTGGAGATTAACTTCGAGTGCCTTGTACAGAGTCGATACGACTTCAGGACGGAGTTCACTTGAAACCCGAACTGTTACCGCATTAACGAACAGACGTTTTTCCTGTTCGGTGATGTCTCGTTTCATTACGTCGAGTACATCTAATCGTCGTACTGTTCCATCTTCGATTTCTAGTACGCCGAATCTCATTGGCAACTTGTCATAAATAAGTTGCGCTATCAACATGCGGTCATGCCGAGGGTGACGTGCATAGGTAGTCACTTGGTAGTCGATGTTGACGGGAATGGGGATGTCAGTCGCATACGTTTGAGTAGCGCTGTTGATGCCATCTGGTTGCATATAAGCAGGGGTAACAATGCCGCGCATTTCGCGGGAAGGGTCACGGTTAATGTCCACCATGTCAATGGTGACATAGGGATACCCCTGCGCTCGGATTTCCTGGTCAGGCTGACCAAACCAAACTCCAACATTACGAGGAACCTGGTCCCCCGTAGCCTTTTGGTCGTAGACAGTCATGCCTTGAATCTTCTCGCGCAAAGCCTTGTCTTCAGAAAGAAGGAAAGTCATTTGGTTCCCTCCAAGTTCTTTTTGACCATCTTAAGCATGAACGAGCCAGCATTAGACGGACGGTTTGCATAGTTACGAATAACTGCGTTAGGTCGGCTTTCGAGATTCCCAAACTCTGAAAGAAAAACTTTCTCTGCAACAGAATTATCGATGTTTGCCTTAAACTTGTAGCCGTCATTAGTGACGGAGATGCCCATTGCTGCGTCGCTGTCCCATCCTCGGTCGACAGCATTTTTACGGAGTTCCGCCGACATAAAGGTCGCGGTCGCTCCGAGCGAGGCTTCGAGAGCCTTACGAAGTTCTTTCATCGCGTACACCTGTATGTGATTTGGGAGTGGAAAAAACGTTCCGAATGTAACCTGCCGCAATCTGAGCGACCATTGCTTCTTGACGGTTATTGGGTCGATACCCAACCGTCGTGGCACCAGCGATGAACTCTTTACGTTCATCAAATCCGTAGTAGTCGTTTGGACGTTCCCACCACGGCTGCCATGTGTTTTTCGGAGCAGTCATTTCGCAAATCCCTATACAGGTACGCAGGTCCAGTCGAAACTGGGTAGGCACCGCACGGTAACCTACCTTTCTAGGATAGGTAATTTACTAGGCAATGTCTGGGTGAACTACTGCGGTAAAGATTCGGGAGAATTAAATTCTTTCACAGGAATGTAGTACCGTTTCATTGGCGAATACCACCATTCAGGTTTGGCGCAATCATTCATATATAGCCAACCAAATATACGGACTTCACGGAAAGTCGCGTCATCAACCACTTCAGTGGCGACAATGATTCCGTCTTTCTTTGTGTCGTAATCCCACATAGGAAAGTCGTCTTGAGTACGACGACACCTGACCTCAATATTGTTGCCTACATCAGGAAGGTATTTGCGCCGAGGATGTTCAGAATTAGGGTAGGTAAACCCGCCATTCCAAGGCAGGGCGTAGAACTTAGCGACCGCCCATTCGGTTACGTTGGCTCGTATTGCATTGACAAGGTCATGTTCTAGTAGTCCGTTTTGACGACCTATAGCGTAAGACTCTTTATCGGTACTCTCAAGTTTTGCAGTCCAACGTTCGACAGCAAGATACGCACATCGACGGACTTCGTCTTCGGTTAAAGCAACAGTAACTTCCATAACTGGAAGTGTATCAGTTAATTAGCCCATCCCAAGATTGGTCCGTGGTCTCCCACTAGGTCGCGTCGGTTTTGTCGTTTCTTTTCAGAAAGTCCAGGTTCGTTAATAAAGTCGTCAAAGTCTTTTTGAGTGGGAGCGGGGCGCTCCATTTCAAACAACGGCTCCTGAGTAAACGCGGGCTTAGACTCTGGTTCTTTGGCTACTTGAGCAGCGTCATCGAAGTGCTTCTTCTTACGCTTAGGAAAACTACCCGTTTCTTGATAGATGTTCCAACGGTTCCAGTAGTTCTCGCCTCTATTACGAGCCATTACTTACCCGATTTGATTCGCCGCGCCAGCGCGGTGTCTTTCTTGGTGTCTTGCTTTTTGGTCATGCTCTTGTTCTTGTCCATCTTGGCATCTTCCTTTTGGAACTTTGCCTTCTGAGCAGGAGTCATGCCCTTCATGGTCTTGGCGTCTTGTTTCTTGTCAGCAGCGGAGCCGATGTACCTCTTTGCTGGGGTTTTCTTAGCAACCATTACTTCTTACCTGCTTTCATTTTAGCGGCAGTAATAACGTCGCCACGAGTGATTTTCTTTTTGTCGCCATACATGGCAGCAAGTTTGGCATCTTTTGATGCGGTCTTCTTTGGAGCGGTTTTCTTGCTACGAGCCTTACAGGCGGCACACTTGCCACATTTACACATTGCCATTATTTCTTGCCTTTCTTTTTGCGGGATGCAGCCATGTTGTCAACGAGGTTAGGATACGGACGACCCGCAGCCTTTGCACGAGCCTTAGCCGCCGACTTCTGTGTCTTGGTCAATGGCTTGTCTTTTTTGGTGGGGTCCTTTGTTTTCCACACGGGGTTTCGTTCAGTCATTACTTTCTACGACCTTTCTTTCCAATTTCAGGATGTTCCTTGTGATACTTCTTTGTCGCCGCAACTCCTTGAGCCACCGTCTTAGAGCCAGCCAGTTTAGTCAAGTTCATACGTTCTTTTTTTCCTGACTTACTGGTTTGCTCGACAATGATGTCGCCTTTTTTCCCAGCGCCACGGTCTTCTTTTTTCTGCGTAACTTTGTGAGTTAACCCACCCGCTTTAACTCTGACCATTACTTTTTCTTTTTTGCATCGAGGCGCTTAGACATTGCGGCAGCCTTCTTTTTGGCGTCAGCCTTTGACGATGCTCCCCACGCTTGGAGCGAAAGGAGGAGTCGAGTTGGGTCACCGTTAGGCTTGTGCTCAGGACCAGGCATGTTGCCCATTCGAGCCAAAAACGATGCGCGTCGAGGATTGTCCCCAGACTTTACTGGAGCCTTAAGGTCAGAACCAGGGTTAGCCTTTTCGTAAGACTTGCGTCCCTTTTCGTTTAGTCCGCCCTTTTTGTTCTTGCCTTCTTTGCGTTGCCATGCTTCACTTGCCATTTTCTTGTTCCTTTTGTTTTCCGCAGGTGCAGTTTCCGTTACACATGATTAGTCCTTATGGTGTTGGTGGTTTACGTGGTTTTGAGTTAGAACTTGGTTTGGCTGAGTTATCTTGCCAAATTTTTTTAACGCCCTTGATTACCGCCCTACCCGCCATACGACGAAGATTCTTTCCAACATTTGGGGTAGCCCCTGCTTCGGAAATAAACTTAACAACTCCCTGAACTGCTTTGTTATCAGGGTCGTTTGCAATTTGTTTAATAGTCGCCATTGTCTTTTGGACTTCGGTAATTTCTCCTCTAGCGGGATTCTCGCCGTACTTATTAGCAGCATGTGCACGAACTGCTTTACTAATAACTTGACGACGTGAGTTTCCTACAAGGGAATCAGGATTGTTTGCCACATAGTTTGCAATGATTGCGGTATGACGAATGGTCTTTGCAATCTGATTAATCTTTTGGGGAAACCTGGGGGTTGGTCCCGACTCGTCTTCTGTCATGAGACTCCTTAAACGTATACTTAAGTATCTCTTACTCAGAATAATAAATCAGGTTATTTTTTAAACGCTCATCTGTCGGAGCCAACTCGACGGCTTTTGTACCGTACTCAAGTGCAAGTTCTTTGTTTCCTAAATGGTAGGAACTAATTGCGGCAAGGTCGTAGGGGATTTCATTCCACGCAAATTCTTCGCATAAATAGTCTAGTGGCTTAGACGTAATCTTAAGTGCTTCCATTGACATCTCGTAACATCCAACCCAGTTACTTTGATTGTAAAACTCAATGGCTAAAGAAACCCACGACTCGCGCCGTGTGGGGTCCTCTAACGCCGCCCGCTGCAACCACCCCACCGCTTCTTGCGGCTCACACTTTGCAAGGTATCGGTAAGAGGCACACCGCTCTGGTTTCCAGACTGCTTTAGGCAAAGATAGGTGGCGCTTAAATTCTGCCGCCGCTTCGTCAACCTTGCCGTAATAAAACAGTTCTCGTGCGTAGTAGTAAGCGTTTCTATCGTCATAGGGGTCTTCTTTAATAGCCACTTCTAACAGCGGAAGATATTGACCACGAGACTTAGAGTTATCTGGGTAGTGATGAATTTCTAAGTCAACCCATTCTTGAACTTCGTCAAGCCTATCCGTGATGATTACTTCATGCACGGGGTGTTTCCACCGATAGCCCTTGCGGGCGTGAATCTTGTCGCCCCCGTATTCAAGACCAGGAGTTCCGTCTTCCTTCCACGACCAGGTGTACTTATAGCGGGGACGAGTTACTTTGTTTTTGTGGGCTTTGAGGAGTTTCTTCTTCCAACCAGGAAGTAAGACTTCATCCATATCCAAAGCAATGCAGTAGTCCACGTCAATAGGGAGAGCGTGTAAAGCACTGTTACGAGCATCGTCAAACCGCCAAGGAGAGACAGACACATTAATAACATTGATTCCGAGGCTTGTTGCAAGTTCAATTGTCCTATCTGTTGAGCCAGTATCGGCTATAAGAATGTACTCGGCATCCTTGGCTGATTCGTACCACCGTTCTACAAACTGCTCCTCGTTGAGCGCGATTGTGTAGACGGCAATCTTCATGTACGTATTCTTCCCGATTTATTGTTAGTTGTCTGGCTGTACCAATGCTTCATTATTGATTAACACAAACTCTGTAATCTGTTGTCCACATGCTCCACATGTTACGTTGATTGGGGTTAGTTCTTCCGACGCTACACGAGACGGCATAATGAAGTTAGGACATCCCGTTGTTCGGCATATTGCGTTAAATTCGTTCATTTATTTCCTCCTTACCAGTAAATA